GCCTCTGATCGATCCTTCTGCCAGTAGCCGCAAACTGAAGACCCAACAAAAAATGATTTCTATTATCAAGGCATCTCTCAAGGGTGTGGACGATGATGTTTATAATAAGTTTGTAAAAACCTACCTTGATGCAAAGGGTTTGACTGAACAGAAACGTGCGTATATGAGCGACTTTGGATTTGACAATGTAAAAGAATATATGAACATGGAAACTGATGAACTACGCAAGAAGGATAACTTTGATCGTTATAGTTTTGATGGTGTAGTAGATTGGTGGAGAAAGAAGGCTGCTAATCGTTTTGAAACTCTCAAGGCTGACGGCCGTCTGAGAACAGAACTAGAAACATGGAACATGAACGCTGATGACATTGACATCATTCGTTGATCATTCTAAGTATACCAAAGTAGATGGTGAGTATATCAAATGGGCTGCATGGGTTCTGGAATATAAACAATACAGTTATCCAGATGATTTGGAAATGGTATCTAACAAGATTGTCGGCCATCTAGAACTTAAATTCTGCCCGCCAAAATACAGAAAACTGAATTTGGGAAATCCATTATTCGGCCACTGTTATCATGCCACTCAAGCAATGTACTTCTTTTTCAAAGATGCAAATCTAAGGACAATGAGTGCAAAGTGCCAAGGTCCAGCAGAACAACATTGGTGGTTACAGGATGATGATACGATTATTGATATAACATCAGGACAGTATGATGCATTTGATTTTGATCCACCATACGAAAAGGGTAAAGAAACTAAGTGGTATGGTTGGCGTAACAGGCCTCACAGAAAATCACAGGACTTGATGAAGCTGGTTCAACCCTCTGCAAAATTGGAATGGAAACAATTTGTAGAAAAACCAAAAATAAGTTATTAAGTTACTTGACTTTATGATTTTTTTCATGTATAGTAGTAAATACAATAAGCGGATGTCGTATAAAAGTAATATACTTAGTCCAACTAAGAGAAGATGGTGCATTACCATCCGTCCGCTCCATACCGTAGGTTAAAGATTTTGGCCATGCTTAAGGCTTAGTTGCGAGAATTTAACACCTACTAATATAAGGAGAAACTGGTATGAGAACCAGAACAAAGCTCTCGCAAGTTGAGTTATCAAAACTTGCATTTTGGCAAAAACACAATAAAATTTATCTGGATGACGCTTTTCAAAGTCAAGAACGATGGACTTTAAAGGACAAACAGGAATATTTGACTTCACTTCTTGAAGGTCGGGCTGTAACATCAATTATTTTAGCTCGCCTCAAGTCTCTTGTGGATGCGTTGGAAATGGCTTATGGTAAAGACCATGAGGACACTGTTTTTTTCCAGAAGTTAATAAATATAGGACACGAATATATCACTATTGATGGAAATAATCGTGATCTTTGTATTTGTGATTTCGTTAATGGTGGTTTCGCTTTATCAGAAAAAGAATATGATATTAGTGAACCTAGTTTGCCTATTTTCAAGGCAGATGTGTCTAATAAACATTATACCTCTTTACCAGCTGACGTTAAAAAGTTCATTGATGATATTAAACTGAATATTTTAAATGTTGTTGAAAGTGATCGAACGGGGTTAGCTGAACTTTTTATTGCTGTTAACAAGGGTATGCATCTTAATGCTCAAGAGCGCCGTAATGCAATCATGTGTGTTTTTGGTGATTGGGTTCGTGGTCTTGTGAAGACTTTAGAGTTGGGATTTGCAAAAATCTATTCAGCTAAAGCATTGAATCGCCGACATGCTGATGAAATGGTTGTCACTGCTGCTGTCCTCATTGCGAAAGGCGTTGAGACAATCACTTGTCCTGATCGTGATGCTGCTTATTCTGACACTTCAGCGGCCGCTGACGCCTTCAACAAGGCGGTGGTGCCTGTCATGACTGATATTGTACAGAATATGGTAGAACCATATGGTGCTGGTGGAATCAACATTGATGGGTTTGAGAGTGGTAATTTTATTGACCTTATCATGTTGGTAAACTATATGAGAGAAAATAAAATCTACATTAAAGATTTCAAGGCTTTCTATAACTGGTTTTCACTAATGCAGAATGAACGGATTGGAAATCCTGACATTTTATATAAAGGTAAAAAAGGAACTAACAAGCGTACATATGCTGGTATACTTCGTGGCACTGGTAAGAACTTCTTGAAGATTCGATATGATATGCTCGTAGAATCTCTGGGAATAATACCCGAAAATGTTGTTACATTCAGAGATCGAGTGCGTGATTTTGATCCAAAGCTTCGTTATTTCTTTTGGAAACGCCAAGAGGGTTTGTGTCCGTTGAGGAATAAATATATCGAACCTCGTTTCATATGGGATACAAAAATCACTCACATTGATCACAATATCCCTTGGTCAAAAGAAGGTGAAACTTCCAAAGAGAATGGCCAGTTGACTTTTGCCGATGCAAATCTCTCAAAGGGCGATACCCTTATGGATTTGGATGAAGTTGAGATAGATCAACTGTAGAAAGGGGGAGCTTCGGCTCCCCCTTTTTTAAGGAAAGATATAAAATATATGAATGATTTTTTAAAGAATGTAATTAAGGATGTAGGAAATGAATATGCATCTTTAGTGAGTGATGGAGTTGAGGCTGGAGATGTAGACTCTTTTATTGATACTGGTTCTTACGTTTTCAACGGACTACTATCTGGTTCGCTTTACGGTGGACTGGCTGCTAATAAAATTACTGCTCTTGCAGGAGAGAGTGCAACTGGTAAGACGTACTTTCTCATGGGCATTGTTAAAAACTTTCTTGACAAAGACCCCAATGCTGGTGTCATTTATTTTGAAAGTGAATCTGCAATCACAAAGCAGATGGTAGTGGACAGAGGTATTGATCCAAATCGTATGGTCATTATGCCTGTGACAACCGTACAGGAATTTCGTACACAATCTCTAAAGGTTCTGGACTCATATCTTTTACAGAATGAATCAGACAGAAAACCTTTATTCTTATGTCTTGATTCACTCGGTATGCTTTCTACTACCAAGGAAGTAGAAGATACTGCTGATGGTAAAGAGACAAGAGATATGACGAGGGCACAAGTTCTCAAAGCTGCATTTCGTGTATTGACTTTGAAACTGGGTCGTGCCAAGGTTCCTATGGTTGTTACTAATCATACCTATGATGTTGTTGGTTCTATGTTTCCTCAAAAAGAAATGGGTGGAGGCTCTGGTCTAAAATATGCTGCATCATCTATCATCTATCTATCCAAAAGGAAAGAGAAGGACGGCACAGAAGTTGTTGGTAATATTATTCACTGCAAGAATCATAAATCTCGTTTGACTAAAGAGAACAAGATGGTTGATGTTCGTTTGACATATGACAAAGGCCTTGATCGGTATTATGGATTGTTAGAGCTTGCAGAGAAACATGGAGTCTTCAAGAAGGTTTCTACACGAATTGAACTTCCTGATGGTTCCAAACAATTTGGTAAAACAATCTTGAATAATCCAGAAGAGTATTTTACTGATGAAGTTATGCAAAAATTAGAAGCAGCTGCAGCGAAGGAATTTAAATATGCTACAAGTGATTGAGGATTGTTGTTCTACATCATACCTTGATATGTTAAAATTTGCAGCAATGAACAGTACCAATTGGAATCTCAAATATCCAATTGGTATGCCATTTGAAGATAAACATTTAAAACTTGATATTATTGAAAATGAACCAGTAGATGAAATGCTAGCTGGAATGGCAATGGGTCTTCTTATTCAGATATATGATTCAAAGACATATAATGGTATTGCAAGTAAAAATTTGTTTTCTCCAGAGGTTTCATATTGCGGCATAAGTATGAAGGACAGACATCGGCCTGACAATAAACATATTGACCATGAGCATGATACGGATTATATCAAGATTGTTGGGTTGTTAAATAGTAATTGGAATTCCAAAGACGGTGGATTGTTTGAACATGGTGATGAATCAATTCCTATGGTTCCTACTAATTTTGTTGTATTTGATCCAAGGATTCCACATTGTGCTTCTGAAATTTTAACGAATGAAAAGCGTTTGGGGATTGATTTCACAGTAAAGAAAAAATAGTGTCTAATAGTTATGGTGGATATATGGATAATTTAGTTAGAATTTATAATGATATAATGACCGATGAAAAGTGTCAATATTTTGTTGATAAGTTTGAAGCTCATCCAGAGATGCAGGAAACTCAAAATAATAGTCAAGACAAAACTTTAACACTTATAAATTTAATGTCTTCTCCTGATACTCCATTTAGAGAAGATTTAGGTTTTCTCAGCAATTTGTTTATGGAGAGTGTTGAGAAGTATAAAAAAGATTGTGATATAAAACCATTTCAGTTTCCAGAAAAATTTGGTGTAGAAGCATTTAAGATAAAACGATATTTGCCTGATACAACAGATGAGTTTCCTGCTCATGTAGATGTTAGAGACTATGCAACTGCTAGGCGTTTTCTAGTCATGTTTGTATATCTCACAGATAATTATGCAGGACAAACACAGTTAGAAGTCTTAGCTGGAACGTCACCTTGTAAAAGAGGTTCTATTTTACTTTTCCCTCCAATGTGGCCTTGGATACATGCTGGAAAGGCACCTGTTAAAAATCCAAAATATATTATGGGAAGTTATTTACAATATGTTTGATATAAAAGATAGATATACATTCGTTTCACAGGAAGATGAAGATTTTTCTTCCATCATGATTAAGAATGGCAAGTTCAAAGATGTAATATATAATTATGGTACGGTATCAATTCCAGAAGAAAATAATCTAAATGCAGATGGAACCTTGCCTTTTCGTTTTGAATACACTATAGTAGACAATGTAGGAATACCAAGAGAAGAATTTAATGAGGAATTCTTTACTTTCATTGGTGATATTCTAGTTGATATCATAAGTGAACAATCAGAGGAAGATGATATTAAATATGTTACAGACGATTGAGCGGACAACACTTACACAGCTTGTAACCAATGAGCAATATGCTCGTAAAGTATTGCCGTTCATGAAGAAAGATTATTTTACTGATAGAACAGAAAGAACTATCTTTGAAGAGATAACAAAATTTGTAGATAAGTATAATAAAATTCCAACACAAACTTCTCTGGAAATTGAAGTACAGGGAAGAAAAGATTTAAATGAGAGTGATTATAAAAAAGTTGTTGCTGTCATTCAGACACTCAGCTCTACTGATGTAGACTTTGATTGGTTAGTAGATACCACAGAAAAGTTCTGCAAAGACAAGGCGGTGTATAATGCTATTGTTGAAGGTATATCTATTATTGATGGAAAAGATAAGGAACGTGGCCCAGATGCTATTCCCGGCATTCTCACCGATGCCTTGGCCGTTGGTTTCGATAATGCTGTTGGTCATGATTACCTTGCTGATTCTGAATCACGCTTCGATTATTATCATACAGTAGAAAAGAAGATTCCATTTGATTTGGAATTCTTTAATAAAATTACAAAGGGTGGACTTCCACCTAAAACTCTAAACATTGCTCTTGCAGGCACAGGTGTTGGTAAGAGTTTGTTTATGTGTCATGTTGCAGCAAATTGTCTTAGTCAAGGTAAGAATGTTCTATACATCACCTTGGAGATGGCAGAGGAACGTATTGCAGAACGTATCGATGCAAACCTTATGAATATCTCTATGGAAGATTTGCATGACCTACCCAAGCAAATGTTTGATAACAAGATTGCCAAGATTATCAAATCAACTTCTGGTAAACTTATCGTCAAAGAATATCCAACTGCATCAGCTCACTCTGCACATTTCAGAGGATTGATTAAAGAACTGGCGATCAAGAAGTCATTTAAACCAGATATTATTTTCATAGATTATTTGAACATTTGTGCATCTAGTCGATTTAAAGGAGCACAAAATGTTAACTCTTACATGTATATCAAGTCGATTGCAGAAGAACTTAGGGGCTTGGCAGTTGAAACAAATGTTCCGATTATGTCGGCAACACAAACCACTAGATCAGGTTTCTCCAATTCAGATGTTGGTCTTGAGGATACGTCTGAAAGTTTTGGCCTTCCAGCTACGGCTGATCTCATGTTTGCACTCATTTCTAACGAAGAACTTGATGAACTCAACCAAATCGCAGTAAAACAACTTAAAAACAGATACAACGATCCAACAATGAATAAAAGATTTGTTATTGGAATTGATCGTGCAAAAATGAGATTGTTTGATATTAAAGTATCTGAGCAAGATGGCCTTGTAGATAGTGGTCAAGAAGATTTCATAGAACCTGTGTTTGACAATACAGACTTTGGTGGGTTCAAAGTTTGATTTGAAATTCACTAAACTCTGTGTTATATAAATAGTCTAAACATTACGCATGGAGACATTGAATGAGTTTGCAACAATACGTTCGGCAAGTCAAACCCCGAAACGAATCCTATACTCCTCCTGTAGATAAAATTCAGAATTTTCTAAAGGAGATTACAATTTCTCCTTTTTATCAACAAAGGGGAACTTTTAATCCATATTATGTTTTAGATGATAAATTAGTTTCTATTATTGTTGATAAAATATCAGAAAAAGAATACGATGAGCTTTTATTCAAATCAGTAGAATCTGGTTCTGGAGAATTAATTTATAGCGATAAAGGAAAGTTTGAATTTCAACTGGTAATAAAAAGAGGTAATTCTGAAATAGAACTTCCACAATATATTAGGATTATTCAAAAATTAGTTAAATCTCACTATGGTATGAAAACTAGGAAGTCTGCTACGGCATCCTCTAATGTTAACGAATTTCTATCTATGTATTTTCTGGCTCATACAGAATTTACTGATGCACAAACATTTATGCAAAAAGTTGGTGGACTATCGGGTGGAACAGGTGTTTATACTGGTGAAGAGAATGAAATAACTTACGAAGACCTTGTTGTATTGTTAGACAAAGATGAAACAGCAATTAGGGATATTAATATAGGATATCAAAACTCTCTTGCAATTAAAAAAGATATTTCTAGTTGGGAAAAACTATATTGGACGCCAAAAAAGAAACCAGCTGGTATTGGTGAAAAAAATCCTAGTGATACAATTATACAAATAGATAAAAATAATTTTATAGGATTTTCAAATAAGATATCAGCTGGCAAAGATACTACTCCTAAGATCAATACTAATGTTAAAGCGTTCTTTGAAAAACTTAAAGGTAGTAAAGAATCTAGAGAAATATTAAAAATGCTGGATAACGCATGGAATGGTGCTGCATCGGAATTGCCATCTACAGCAAAAAATGCTGTTAATGCATTGCAGAACTTTGATATTTCTAGAGAGAAAGCTTCTGAATCTTCTTCTAAGAGAAAATTTGCATTAATAGCAAAAGAATTTAAAAAAGATAAATTAGAATTTTATAGTACGGATTTCTATTATCCATTCAGAAACAATTTTCTTGCCATGTTAGGAAACTGGTTGAAAAAATCATCAAATATGGTTTACTTTTTAAGAACTGTAGGATATTATACATTTGATGATGCAGATGCTACTCCTTGTCCATATAAATTATTAATTGGTTCTGAAACAAGTTCTACATTAAAAGATGTTTCTAGTGATGAAGATATGAAAGAATTTCTTTTTAATGAAAAGGCATCCAATTTATCTGGTATTACATTTAATTATAGCGGTACTGCACAATCATTTAATATGACTTTAAAATATAAGGCAGCTGTAAATTATAGTGTAGATATACCTATTACTGCTAGAACTAGAGCGTCAGGTGGATGGGCTGGTAAAGCGTTGTACATAACATCGCCAGGGATTAAATTAGTATAATGATCAGTTTCAGAGAACTACAAGAAGACAAGGGCGGTAAGAACCTTCATCTAGAACATCTAGAGGATGAAATCCTCAACTATGGTGTAGATGGTGGTCGTGCTGCGTTGAACTTCCTACGTTCCCTGAGAAATATGATGGCGGGTGCAAGTAGATCATCTGTTAACATGACGGTAAAGTGGGATGGGGCTCCTGCTATATTTGCTGGTATAGACCCTGACGATGGTAAGTTTTTTGTTGCAAAGAAAAGTGTCTTTAACGTATCTCCTAAATTATATA